CCAGCCATCGGCTCCCGTTCGCTGCGCCTCAGCGCAACGGGCAGCCACCCAATGCATTTAGCCGTCCGGTGCAATCCATTGCGTCTCAGTTCGGCCCGCAGCGGATATCCCGGAGCACGGAGCGCCATCCCCGGTATCTCGGCTACGTCATCGAAAGCGGGACCCAGGCCCAGGCTTCCCACGACAAAACCCAACGTATTTTGAAAGGAACACTGCGATGAACTTTGCCCGCACCTGTGACCCTCTGAGCAGCTACGGTGCCCCGGAGCATTCGGCCCGGCTTGCAGGCGGACATGCATCCCGCATCCTCGCGGCCCTGCACGATGAGAAATCGCTGACGGCGGGCGAGATGGCCGAATGCACGGGCATGACGGTCGAGCAAATCTGCCGCCGCCTGCCCGAGTTGGCGCGCACCGGCCTCGCGCAGGTGGTGCAGTTTGAGGGTGCGGATCTGCTGCGCGACGGCTACCGCGTATGGGAGGCGGTATGAGCATGCCACTGCCCAGACGCAAGGGGCGCGGCGTTCTGCTTGATGCCGGTCCTTTGGGGATGCACCAGCTCGCCGTCAACATGGGGGCAAAAGCCAAGGCCGGTTGCATGCCATCCAGGACGGACCGGTTAGGCGTGACGGCATGCGGTGGCACGCGGACAGACACAGACAACGGAATCCTGCCAGCACAAAGGCATTGAAGGAGCAAGCATGAGCATGACAGCAGAGCGATACACGGTCGCGTTGAGCGCCCGCGATCTGTCCGATGAGTCGCACCGCGTGGGACAGGTGGACCTGATCAAGGCCAGCGGGATGAGCAAAGCCAATGTGGCCTTGCACTACCTGCGGATCATCACCAAGCCCAGCAGGGTGGATATGGAGCGCATGTACAACGCCTTGGTCCAGTACGGAGTGGCCGGACACCTGGCAGACCCCCAGGATGCTGCGTTGGAGGCCATGGCCTGGTTGCTGGACCAGAAATGCAAGCCATGCCAAGGAACAGGCCTGACGGCCAAGGAGGGCAAGACCTACAAATGCCTCAAATGCAAGGGTGCGATGCTGGCCCAGGAGCCCAGCCGAAAGGACGTGCAGCTCCTGATCGACTATGTGATGGACTGCAAAAGAACGCACAGCAATAACTTGAATAAGTTGTTGCGAACCGACTAAAAGTGTGGTATTCTCGTAATCGTTGAGACATTTGATGAGAAGGGTGCGAAAGCAAGCCCGCCCATGTCCTTAACCATGAATCACTTGCGCTGCTGTTGTGGCAGCGCAAGGCCTTTGATGGCAGAGCTATGCCACCAGCCTTTTCAAGCCTCGCCCCGTGCGGGGCTTTTGCGTTTCTGGCGTGGGTCAACATGCCGGGGGTATGTCCGGGCAGGTTGGCATCCGTGCTGTGCGCGCTGCCATCAGGTGGTGGCGTCACAGTAGCCATAACTGCAGTTGCGCTTGCCTGCTGGCGCATGCCAGTGCAGGCTTTTTTCCAACGTCGATGCCCGCTGCATGCGGGCATTGGCACATCAGCTGCAGCAAGCGCAGTCCGCACCCGAGTGGTTTGACGGTGCGGTATCTCCTGCTGAGAGCTTCCCAGTGCTTGCAGAAGCGAACAGCCGCCCCAGCCCGCTTGGGTTGTCTGATGGGGCATGGATCTGAAGGCCAGTGTTTGCGCTGTCCTGGTCAGTGACTGCAGGGCAGGTTCGGCGCGCATGCGTACCCATGCCGCTGGAGCTCCGGCCCTGCAGCCCTTGAGGAGAGAGCGCAGACTGCCGGTGTGCACTTCGCCGCCAGCAGCTGTGACTTTTTCAACCATTGCATTCCGCCGAGAGGCGGTTTTTTTGTGCCCGACGAGGGCGAAACCGATCCGCCTTGGCTCAACGCAGGCGGATTTTCTTTTTTTGAAAGGCCCAACCATGGCTTATGAAGTATCGACCGGCACCCGTTTTGCAATCTCGACCGGTTTTGGCGCTCCCGTCTCCGTGACCACGATCTCCAATGCGGCACCTCCCGTGATCGCAGCGGCAGCCCATGGCCTGAGCGCCAAAGACCCCTTCCTGCTCAATACCGGCTGGGAAGACATGAACGACTCCATCCTGCGGGTTGGCTCGGCTACCACGGGTGCCATCACGTTGGAAGACGAGGACACCACCGACCTGATCCAGTTCCCCAGCGGTTCGAGCGCAGGCACGGTCCGCCCCATCACCGGCTGGACCGAGCTGCAGCAGGTCAGCGAAATCAGCCCTACCGGCGGTGAGCAGCAGTACGCGGAATTCGCGCCTCTGTCGCAAAAGTACGGCATCAAGATCCCGACGACCCGCTCGGCGATGAGCTGGGAGCTGACCTTTGGCTGGGATCCCACCTTGCCAGGCTACAAGGCCGCTGTCCAGGCATCGCGTGCCAACCGTCTGGTGGCGATTCGCATGGCCCTGCCCAACGGTGGCTCGATCAGCTATGCCTACGGCTACATCAGCGTGCAGGAGACCCCTGTGGTCGCCTCCAACGCCGTGACCACCGGCAAGCTGACCTTGTCCATGCTGCGCCCCATCAAGACCTACAAGTAAAGGTCGCTACGCCCGCCTTGGTTGACCCAAGGCGGGTTTTCCATGCCCGGCAGGTAGCACCTGCACGGGCTTTTTTTTCAGAAGAAGGATATCCACCATGGCGAAGTCTCTCGCATCGTTTGCACCCACTCCCACTTTCAAAGGCACTGCCGATGTGCCCGTCGCCGGCAAGGGCCCGCAGCCTCTGGGCCTGACCTTCCGCTTCCATGACACGGAAGCGATGAAGGCGCTGTCCGCCGAGTTCACCGCCTTGCAGGACAAGTACAAGGCGACGGCCGAGGCCCCTCTCAGCGATGAGCAAGAAAAGGACATGCGTACCGACCAGGCCAAGCTGGTGATGAAAATCGTGTCTGCCTGGGAATTCACCGATGAGTTCAGCGTCGAGAACATCACGCAGTTCTTTGTGACCCATGCGTTCGCTTTCGGTGCGATCGTGACTGGCTTCTTTCAGGCTCATTCGGGCGCCAAGACAAAAAACTGATGGAGCTGGGCCGGGCGCTGTTTGGCGAACGGTCCAGTCCCCAACAACTGGTGGCCATGGGCTTTCCTGCCGAGATGATCAAGGAACGCGAGCCCCTGGTGTGCTACCCCGACCACGAGCTGGCCTACCGCTGCTTCATCGACAACGCCAGCCAGTGGCGAGCAGGCATGGGCGGTATCTATGCCCTGGACTACAACGTGATCTACCGCTGGCTGGATGCCGAGGGCATCAACAAGCGCAAACGCAACCAGGTGCTGCGCGAAGTGGGCCTGCTGGAGCGCGGCGCGCTCGAAGCATTGCAGGCGCGCAGGGAAGCACAGGATCGATCCCGCCAGAAATAGCCCACTTCGGTGGGCTTTCCTTTTTCTATGCTCGCCTCGGCGGGCCATTTCTATTGGTGCTGCTATGGCTGATCTAGAAAAAAATATCAAGATTGGTGTTGACCTCTCGGACCTCCAGCTGGGTGTCCATGAGGCCATCAACAGCATTCAGGGCTTCTGGAGTTCGGTCGAGGCCGGCTCCAGAAATTCCGCACAATCGTTCGAGATGATGACCTCGGCGTTTCAGAGCCAGTCATCGGTGATCCAGGTGGGCTTCCGGGATACCGAGCGCTTCTCCGAAACCTTTGTTCAGGTGCAGCAAACGAGCCAGGTTGCCCTCACCTCCTACACCCGGGATCTGGCGACGGTGCAGAAAGAGCAAGAGAACGCGAACGGCGCTGCCAAGCGCTGGGCGGAGTCCACCAAGGTGGTGTTCGGCCTCCTGGCACAAGGGGCGCCTGCGTTCTTTGGCAAATTCATTACGGAAACCATCAACGCCGAGAAGCAGCAGGCCCAGCTCTCCGCCATGTTGAAGTCCACCGGCGAGGCTGCGGGTTGGTCGCAGGAGCGGCTCAACGGCATGGCCGCATCGCTGTCGAAGTCGAGCGTGTTCTCGTCGGGGGAAATCACCCAGGCGCAAACGCAGCTGCTGACCTACTCCAATGTCGTGGGGCAACAGTTCCCGCAGGCCATGCAAGCCGTGGTGGATATGTCGTCGCGCATGGGCACATCGGTGACCAGCTCTGCGGAGACCATCGGGCAGGCGTTGAATTCCCCTTCCGAAGGGCTCAAAGCGCTGGCGGACAAGGGGGTGCAATTCACCGACCAGCAAAAGGAGATGGTTGCGCAGTTGGAAGCAACCGGCCAGGTCGGTGCGGCGCAGGCCGTTATCCTGGATGCGCTGCAAACCTCGTATGGTGGGGCGGCGGTTGCTGCAAGGGATACGCTGGGTGGTGCCTTGGAGGCGCTGCAGAACAGCTTTGCGACGGCAATGACGGGTGACAGCGGCAGCCTGCAAGGGATGCGCGAGAGCATTGAGTCATTGAACGAAACCTTGTCTTCCGAAGCGACGCGCGCAGGCTTTCAGGCGGTGATTGGCGCGATTGCTGAAGTCGTGGAGCTTGCCGTCAAAGGTATCAGCGCGCTTGGGCAGCTGGCCAATGCCGCCTCGCTCAGCCGCAAGGAGACCTCACACAAGACTGCCAGTACCAACCTGGAATGGAACAAGAAGAAGTATGAGGAGGCCAAGGACTTGGCAGAAGCTGAGCCTGGCAACAAGCGCTGGAGAGAGGAAGCTCAGAAATACTATGACGCGATGCGTGCTGACCTTGCGAATATGCAACGCATCACGGCGTCCATGCAGCCTCCCGTGGTTGAGCTTCCCTCGGTCAACGTGCAGACACCAAAGCTCATGCCCAGGCAAGTGCCTTCTGCAGGTAACCCTTCGGCAAACAATGTCAGGCGCGAATCAGGTGGGAGCGATCAGGACAGCGCCATTTCCGGCATCAGGTTAAGGATCGCGGCCGAAGAAGATTTGATTGATCGCCTCAAGGAGCGAGGCACTGCGACAGACAGCAGGACGGAATCGGACCGGCTCGTCAAGAAGCTGGAAACGGAAATCAGTGAAGCAACCGATCAGCGCACCAAAGCCAATCTACAGGGACAACTGGTTGAAGCCCAGCGCTACCAAACAACCCAACAAGGTCGGATTGAGCTGGAAAAGCAAATCCAGGCTCAGGAAGAAGCTAGAAAGAGCTATCTCAAATATATCGACGACCTGAAAAAGTCAGCAAGTGCGATTGGCGATATGGCAGACAAGCAGGAAGCTGCCAACGCCAACTTTGGAAAGTCCAAGATAGCCATTGCCGAAATGGCGATGGAGAAAGCCCGGTCCGAAGCCAACAATGCCAGCGGAGTGCCCTGGAGACCTGAGGTCAGCGAAGGCTTGGCCAAGATTGCCGAGCAGCATGAGCGCTATGTGAAATCGCTGAAAGAAGGTGCATACATTGAGGCCAGCAGCAAGTATGCAGAGCAGCTGAAAGCCGCCAAAGAGGAATATGAACTGCAGCAGTACAGCATGTCGCTGCTGGGCGTGGAAGAAAGCCAGCGCCAGAAGTTGCTGGCTGTGCGCAAGGCAGAGCTGCAGCTGGCGCGAGAGATTGAACAGATCAAAAAGAGTTCTTACGATTCCAACAGCGAAAAGAACGCGACCAAAGAAGCTGATTTGATCGCCCAGGCGCGACTCACTGCAGAGACGAAGCTACAGACTGAGCTGGCGCGCATTCAGGACCAATACGTTACGCAGCAAGCGAGCAAGTATGGAGATGTCGTCCGCCAGGGATTCGCCGACTTTCTCAATAACGGTGCTCAGGGTTTGAAGAACTTGGGCAAGTCTTTGAAGACGACGGTATTGACTTCGATATCGGATGCTTTGTACAAGGCATTCGCGCAGAAGTTTGTGATGAACATTGGTGCGAATATCACCGGAATGATCACCAGCGGAGTCGGCATGCTTGCTGGGATCTTCGGTGGAGACTCGGGCGGTGGTGGCGGTGGCCTCATGAACCTGTTTAATGCAAGCTCCACTGGCTATAGCCTCTATTCTGGGCAAGGACTTGTAGGAGCGGCATCGCGCTACGTCGGGAACTTTTTAGGTTGGGGGGGCGGTACAGCAGGTGCTTCTACGTATTCTTTAGGAATGACCGGATCGTCCAGTTTGGGGCTCGGAGCTCCGACAACCGGTTACTTCGCAGGGACCACTCCAACTGCGGCTGGTTCTGGCGGTGCAGGTGTAAGTTATGGCGCTGGTTGGGCAGCGGCGGCGGTCATGGCTGCAGCCTATCTGGGTGGTATGTTCAAGGAAGAAAAGCAGGTCGGCAGTGGTCTGATGGGTGAGCTCGGCGGAGACATGTACGGCTACCAACTGATGCGCGAAAGCGGCAGCTTGTTTGGGGGGCCCAAGTACCGGTATCTGGCGGCGGAGAAGGAGATCGAGAAGGCCAATGCGCAGATCGAAACGCTCCAAGGCCAGATCGCGGCGAACCCGGAGGCCAAGGAAAATGGCTACCGTGAGCGCCAGCTGCAGCAGCTGTATTCGCGCGTCGAGATGCTCCAGGAGAACTATGGCACGGCGATTGAAGGCTCCAAAGGCCCCATCAAGGTGCTGCAGGATGCCTTCAAGGACATGCGGGAGGATACGGCCAAAAAGGCCGATACCCTGGGCTTGAATGGAGACGCCTTCCGTGCCATGAAGGTGGCGCTGGGGCTCGATGAGATCCATCCGGATACGGGTGGCAAGGGCTTGCAGTTGACGGGCCTGTCGCAGGAGGAAGCATCGGCCAAGATCCAGCAGGCGCTCGCGCAAGCCAATGAGGAGCTGGCACGCAGTGTGCTCGGCAGCTGGCAGGAGCAGACGCGCGAAGTGACCCGCATGGTATGGGACAACGTGCAAGTTGCTGGCGACAGTGACACCGAGCAATGGGCTCGTGTCGGCCGCCAGGTGACGGAGACGGTCACTGAGCAGATCTTCGTGATGAGCGAGTATGTGCGCACAGGTGAGAAGGCCGTGGATGCCTTGACCCGCATGTCCTCCAGCCTGGTGGGTGTCAATCAGATCTTTGAGCTGTTTGGCTCCACATTGCTCGAAGGCTCGCTTTCGGCAGGTGACTGGGCCAGCAAGCTGGTGGATGCAGTCGGTAGCATGGATGCGCTGACACAGGCCGCAAGCACTTATTACGATCTGTATTACAGCGATGACGAGAAGCGTAGCCGTGCGAGCAAGGTGGCTAATGAAGGTATGGAAGAGCGCGGGCTGGATCTGCGTGTCGGCGATGTCGATGCGAAGAAGAAATACCGCGCCCTGGTAGACAAAGCCATCGCTGACAGGGACGAGGAGCTGCTCGCCTGGCTGTTGCAGTTTGCGGATGACTTTGCCAATGGGGTTGATGCCGTCACTGCCAGCTTGGAAGACGGAACTAACGCGCTTGCCTCGAAGCTGCAAGAGATTCAGCAGATCCGTGAGGAGACGCTGTCGACGTTGGGGCTGTCCATGGACGGCCTGGTTGATGGATTCATCAATGAGATCAACGAGGGACGGGGTGCAGAAGCCGGCAGCTGGTTGGCCAACCAAATCTCGGCAGGCTTTGAACAGGCCGTGTACGAACAGGCGATCAACACCATTCTGTCGTCCATGATCGATGGGATGATCACGCCGATGCTGACAGCGGCTCTCACTGGAGCCAATGTGGCGGATGCGGTAAGCGGTGCAGCCATTGACAACATGATTTCCAATGCCAATGCGGCGATCCAGGCGTTGAACACGTTGCTGACCAGCACCGAGTTCGTGGAGGGCATGGAGAAGCTCAAGGTCACGGTCAAATCGTTGGGCAACTCGATTGGCGTGAGCGTTCCCAAGATGCGCAGCTACCAGGGCGGCGTGTCCAATCTAGGCAGCTCATACGACTCATCCGCCAAGGCTGCTAACTCTGCGGCTGATGCTGCCAAGAAGCTGGCTGACCAGTGGTCCAAAACCATTGACGCCATGGCCAATGAAATGAAGCGGCTGCGCGGGCAGTTGCTGGGGTCTGGCCCGGACCAGGGAGCGGCTTACTACGAGTCTCTTTTTGCCATCAAGACGGCCCAGGCCCGATCTGGCAATCAGGACGCGGCTGACGAGCTGCCCTCGATCATCCAGGCACTGGAAGCGCTTGCAAAAGCCAGTGCAACGTCCCAGGCCGATGTCTTGCTCAAGCAGTCAGCCTGGCTGGCATCGCTGGCGGACACGAGAAACTTCCTCGCCCATAAATACGGCGTCGATATCGGCGATGTGAAAACCGCAGAGGTGGGCGCTGCCACTGCCGGGCGTGTGGTTCAGGCGAGTGGCAACACCGCTTTGCTGAGCGCGCTGCAGGCATCGAGTGACAACCCGGTACTGGTGGCGGAAGTGCGAGCCCTGCGCTTGTCGCTGGACAACCATGACGCCAACCGCAAGGCCGAGGCGACAGTGGTCGTGCCTGCGGTGCAGCAACTCAACAAGACGCTGCGCATGTGGGACGCCGATGGAATGCCTGCAACGCGAAAACAGGAGGAAAACGCATGACAGGATTGAGAACCGTCAGCCCGCTGGAGATCAGCGATGGCGTGATCGTTGCGCAGCCGCCTGTGGAGGACACGGCGGCTGTCTGGGTGGCGGGGGCCTGGCCCAGAGGGGCCAGGGTGCGCTACCAGCACCTCGTCTACCAGGCGGGTGCCGATGTCAACGACAGCATTCCGCCGCCGGACAACCCAACGCTCTGGATCAAGGTCGGGCCCACCAATACGTGGGCCCTTTTTAATGGGCGCACGTCGCAGAGCTCCAAGTTCAATGCGACGGCATCCTACCGGTTCCGATTTGGACGCGCGGTGGATGCGGTGTGTGCCATAGGTATGGCCGACGTGCATTGCGTGCGGGTGCGTGTGTTGGACCCGACTTACGGCACTGTCTATGACAAGGCGCTCACGGTCGGCCTTGCGCCAGAGACTGCCGATTGGTGGGAATGGCACTTTGGCGAGTGGACGCCAACAGGTGTGCTGGGGCTCTTTACCGGGCTGCCGGCATTCCCGCAAGCGGATGTGCTGGTGGACTTCGTCGGTACGACCGGCATGGAGGTCGGGAACCTCATTCTGGGCAATGCCAAGGAGTGGGGCCTGGGTGTCGAGATCGGTGCCTCGGTGGGCATCCAGGACTTTTCCCGCAAGGAGCTCGATGAGTTCGGCAACCGCGTGCTGGTTGAGCGCACCTACATCGGATGGGCAGATATGTCCGTGCCCATCCGGCGCACGGAAATCATGGCCATCAAAAACTATATGACCAAAAACCGGGCCAAGCCCATCCTGTTTCTAGGCTCTCAAGACATTGAGGCCCTGAACGTGTTTGGGATTGCCAAGGATTGGTCCGTCGCGATCGAGTACCACGACTACTCGATGTTTGCAATTCAACTTGAGGAGGTGTGATGCCTTTAGTCGTTCCAACCCCCATTCCCGCCTATCCCCCGGCGCCGCAGCCCACGGATGACCGTGTCAGCTTCAGCACCAAGGCCTTTGCGCTGGCGGCTTCTTATGAGCCGCAGCGGGTGGCGTTTAATACCACACTTGGGCAGGTCAATACCAATGCCGAATGGGCACAGACCAAAGCACAAGAGGCGCAGGCAGCTGCAGCTGCTGCGGAGCAATCCGCTAGCGATGCCAATGCCAGCCGCATTGCTGTTGACCACGCAGTCAATGATGTGAGCGAAGCACTCGAAGCCATCAAGGTAGGGCCCGTGGCATCTGTCAACGGTCGAACAGGTGTGGTCGCCGGCTTGGCTGAGGCTGCGACTACCTTGGCCGGATACGGAATTACCGACAGTGTCGTCAACCAGGTCAATGGCAAGCAGGGCACGGTCATGCTCCGTGATCACGACATCTGGCTGACCGAGCATTCTGCTGCGGGGAACAATGGTCAGGTGCTTCAGGCCAGTACCAGCTATTCGCTCTACACGGTGAGTGCCTACTCGCGTTCCTTGCCTGATCGTCCTGCCATTGGTACGCGTATCAGGCTGCATAACTTGTATGGAACGTGGGGTAATGCGCTGTTTACGCTGACGCGACCCCGTGCCAACGTGACGATTAACAACGTGGCCGAAAACGTTATTTTTGACAATGGCCGCATTCCTTTTGTTACCCTGGAATATATCTGGGAAGACGTTTGGACCTTGGGTTAAGGAGTAAGGTATATGGCAAGTCTCAATTCGTTGTTGTCGGGTGGCGTAAAGAGCGTGCAGCGAGGCGTAATGATCCCCACGTTTGCGGCAAATATTACGCTGCTCACAGTTGCTGCAGTTAACCCAGCTAAAACCGTACTAATTACCACTGGTTTCTCGATGGGTGGCTCTAGCAGCCCTCCAACAGCCGCGTCTATGCCGCGATTGGAGCTAATAAGTGCTACCCAGATTCAAATGACCCGCGAAACTGGAGGGCTAGGGGTGGGGTCGGCTGCGACAGCGTGGCAACTGGTGGAGTATTACTGATGATCTATGCGCATATTGTTGAAAATCGCTGTATTGGAATTTCTCAGCTTTACCAGGTAGTAAACGATGCTGATTTAATTCCTCTAAAAACTTATGATTTAAATATCTTGGGAATGAAGTATGATCGTGTAACGTGTGAATTTTCAAAGTTCGATGACGGCATTTCATTTTCTGAGACTGTGAATGTCTCCGAAACTGAGAAGTAATGATTTAAGAACGTTTCCCGCACATATAGCTTCTTATTGAAAGGGCTAGCGATGAGCACAGAAATAAGAATGCCGGTAGCGAAGGCAGTCAGCGCATTAAGTCTTGCCGCTGCAGCGAAAGTAGACGCAGCCGAGAAAATCGCCAATGCAGCTTCCGTGCAAGCAAGCTTGGGACATTGGCTCTGGATAAACTCGATCCCCTGGAGCACCATCGCGTCGATCGTGGCGGCGCTCTACACCTCGCTGTTGATCTGCGAGTGGTTCTGGAAAAAGCTCTGGCGCCCCGCTTTCGAGCGCTGGGGGTGGCTGGCGCCGCGCAAGCCCTTGGTGACCATGACCCTCGACGACTACCAGCACCTGAGTGACACA